TACCGGGTCGGGACCTGCGGCAGGGGTGAACAGTCGGCGGAGTGTGAGCGTGACAGCGGTACCAACGATGAGGTCGAGCGCTCGTTGTAGCCAGGATCGGCGTTGGGTTTCGGCGGGTGGTTCCGCGTCAAGCGTTGTGAGTTCGGCGGCGGTGCGGTCCTGACCCTTCGACAGGATACGTTCGGCCTGCTCGGACAGTTGTTTGAAGTCGTCGGGTCCGACCAGTTCGCCTTCGGGTACTAGCTGGTATGAGAGTCGTTGGCCGAGGGTGAATGCTACGAACCGGTTGTCCACACCCTTGATACTGGCGGTGAGTGTTTTGTCGGTGCGGATCGTGTTCTGATTCCGCAGTCTGGCGCCGGCTCGTTCCATGGCTTTCTGGATGGCGGCTTCCATCGTCTCCGTCAACACCTCCAACATGCCGTCGTCAATGTCGGCTAGGTAGGTCAGGGGGATGGCACGGCCAGCGGGCAACGCTGCGATCATCGGACCATCCAGCATGGGTGGTCCTTCCATGGTGGTGGACGAGTCGATTAGTTCGGTAGTGGTTTTTCCGAGGTTTTCGAGGATGCGTTCCCGTTCCTCGTCGGTGGGTTCGTCTTCAATCCCGAACCCGTGAACCTGGCGCAACGTTTCTCCGGTGAGTTCGGCCCGGTCATACAGTTCGAGGGCGGATGCACTGCGGTCGGGGTGTTGGACCAGTCCGGCGTAGTCCCGCCAAATCAGGTACCGATCGAAGTTGGGGACCCGCATTTCCTCCAACGTGGGATGCAAGTACGCACGGGTCAAACCGTCAGCGACCAGGCGGACTGGTGGGTCCACATGGGTTTTGATGGAGGATTCGTCTACGAGCCAGGCGGACCAGTGATTCATTTCGGCCATACCGAGGATGACTTCGGCGGGCAAATCCAACCCTGCGGCGAGTCGGCGGATGAGTCGTTCTTCACGCACGGAGAGGTCGGCGGGGTCGCGGGCAAGGTCGATTACCGCCCAACCCGCACCCTCACCGACCATGTCCCGTGGTGCTTCGATAATGACAGGTACGACAGCGCCGGCGTCTTGGGGGTCCATGATCGGCTTAATCAGCATGCGGCCCAACGTGTCAGCGATTGAGTCGTTGGGGTTGGGATTGGATGCGTCCTGCACCAACATCATGTCCTGCGCTAGTACGAGGATCTTCGACGGGATGCGGGAGCGGGCCTGGGCGAGGCCGAGTGCTGACAGGTTGGCGAGTTCCTCCGCGACCTGCTCCACCGCACGGAGGGGGGAGTCGGCACGTCTGCCGTCTCGAGGGTGGGGACGCCAAATCCGATACGCCACCGCCATGCCCTGCTGGAGTTCGTCCTGCAAATCCTGATCCGACGCAACCTCGAGGGGGGACCATGCCGCCCACTCCTCCTCACCCTCAGTTCCCCTACCGATCACCAACAGTTCGCCGGCCACGTCCAAATGAATCAAGGCTTCGCCGATGATCTCGTTCAACCCCTGGCCCCGGTTCAACCGTTCAACCGCTTCGACCACGGCGGGGTTTTCGGTGGGTTCCGGTTCAGCTTCGGGATCGTCGGATAGTTCGGCGGCGAAATACCGCATTTTCGTGGCTGCGGCTCGTTTGAAGTTGAGTCCGTAGTGGACTTCGGGGGTGAGGTCGTAGATACCCCACATGGCTGCTTGCCACGTTTCAGAGGTGATGCGCCCTGTCATTAACCGTTCTATGCGTACTCGTGTGGCGGCGGAGACGAGGGCACGGCGGGGAGTGGGGGTTTGGCGGGCCATCTAATCCCGCATGCTAACCGTGTAGACGGTCATGCATCGTGGTTTGCGAGTAGCCCGACAATGTGGGATACGGCGAACGGTGCCAACAGCCACAACGCTACGTCGGGGGCAAGCCACCACGCTACGACGCACAGCACAGAAATATGAAATCCGATGCACCACGGACACGACACCAACTCGTCTAACAGGTGGTGTTTCTGTTCGGCCCAATCCCTAATGGGTTGGCCGATGGTGTCGAGTGTGATGATGCGGGTGATCCGTGCCGCAGCCAAACAGACGATGACGAAGCCGAGGGCGGTCACTTCCCGACCGTGGCCCTTCTCGATTCTCGAGCGGCGATCCGCCCCGCAGCAATCGACTGCCGTTCGGCTTGTACTCGTTGCCTGTCCGCCTCGGCGGTCTGTTGGGCTTGGAGGGCGGCGGCTTGTTTGGCGGCTTTGTTCTTGCCCCCACAATTACACGGCATTACTGATGCCCCTTCCGTATTCACGTTCCACGGATTTGCGTTCAATGGTGCGGACGTTGACACCGGTCGTGCAGTGTTCGCACAGCCACAACTGCTGGTTCCTGATCCTGGTCATGGGTCGTCCGCAGTCGGGGTGGATTGGGTTTGCGTCGTCGGCTGCAACGGATGTCATCGGAACCTCCCAGGGAGTGACAGTTCAGCAGATTTTACACGGGTCGGCTGAGCCCGCTCCAACGCCATCACCACATATCGCATCGAGTCCATGCCGTGGTCGTCCTCCTTCACCGGTTGCTCCTTCAACGTGTCCGCCCAAATGTATCCGGGTATCTCCTCCGCCGTACACACCGGCTTCGAAGCGTCCGCCAACTCCGGGTCCCGTTCCACGACAGCGTCCCGCATGATCAATAGGCGTCCGGTGCGGATGCGGGCTTGGACGAATTGGATTCCGTCTAACACCGTTTTGATGGCGGGTGTGGTGGACAGCCGGCCAAGATGTTTGTCGAGTGTGGCGCGGCCTTCGGCGTCGTGGTCGCAAATGATGTGGGACGGTTTCGGCTCGAGCCACACACCACCGGGTGCGACGATATCCAGTATCTGTTTGGCGTGATCCTCCACCAGCCGGCCTGTGCGGTAGATTTCCCTGTACAGGATGAGGCGTCCGTCGGGGTCGACAGCCCAGCACTGCAACACGAACGGGTTGGTGTAGCCGAAGTCAACCGCCCAGATGCGGCGCCATTCGTCGGGGATGGGATAGGGGTCGATGAGGTGGGTGGCGGCGTCCCATTCGTCGTAGATGACGCCTTCCGCTGCAGCCCACACGCCTTTGCGGAGGCGGAGGTAGCGGGGGCCGGTGAGGGCATCCAACTTGGCGATGTAGTTGGAGCCTGATTCGGTGATGACCCCTTGATCGTCGAACAGGGTGGGGTTGTCCTCGTGGCGGGATTCGAGCATGACCGCTTGTCCCCGGTCGCACCTCGTTTTCAGCCAGTGGGTGGGGGTGGACGGGTTGCAGTCCGCCAGTAGCTGTTGGAAGCTGACGATGTTGGATCGGAGGCGGGTGGTGAGGGCTTCCCAATCGTCCTCGGTTAGTTCGGTGGCCTCTTGGACGTAGATCAAATCGTATTCGGATGACATGATTTTGATCGACTTGTCCAACCCGCCGAGCACGACTTTCGACCCGTTCGCGTACCGGTATTGGGCGGGCTCCTCCGCTGATCCGCCGTAGAACGTGACAACACCGGCTGCGAGGGCTTCGGGGATGACATCTCGACGCCAGGTGACGAGTGCGGTGGATGACAGGGAGACAGCGGTTTTGCGGACGATGAGTGCTCGCATGCCGGGGTTGATGAGGCACATGGTGTGCAACTTTTCGAGGCACGCCCGACTCTTGCCGGTTCCTGCGGGTCCGGCGACGAGGATTTCGGGGTCGCGTCGTTTGAACGCTTGCAAGCAGGCACCGCGGGGCGTGTACGTGTGCGGTGTGCTCATTTCAAATCGTTGATGTCTACACCGTTGATGGTTACGTCGATGCGGCCCTGATGGTCAACCACGGATCGTTCTATGAACATGCCCCGATGCTTGCCAAGTAGTTCCAACGCCTTGTTGACGCCTGCGGGGTTCCATTCGTAGATGGGTTGGCCGTCGACGTAGATGGCGTTGCCGTCCTTGTCCACCTTGGGTGCGCCGATGAGGGCCTTGTCGGCGACGGTGCGAAGGTTGTCCAGTATCCACTGCTTCGTAATACCGATCTCGTCGGCAAGGTTCGCCTCGTACTCATCCACGGCGTTGCGGATCTCTGGTTTTCTAAGGTTCTCCCATCCGCTCGCGTGGGCGGTGTGGGGGGAGTAGCCGGCGCGGATGGCGGCTTGGGTGGCGTTGTGGTCGACGACGTATTCACGGACGAACGCTTGTTGTTTGTCGGTGAGTGTGGCCCGTGTCATAGCAGGGGATGCTAGTCGTTTCGGGTGACAGTCGCCTCAACCACATCACACGGCGTCGCATCCCACGACCCACCAGCTACACAAGTGACGAGCCATCCGGTGTGTTGTCCGTGGGTGAAGCACCAGCGGACCACCCATGTGTCGGGGGTTGTGCGGGTGGTCGGCATCAGTCGAGGCCGAGTTCGTCGCGGACGCGGGCGGTGAACGATTCGAGGTCGGTGGGGTCCCACGCTGATGCGGGGAAACCCAAATCCCAACTGGTGATGAAGGTTCGTACTTCTCGTCCGTTGGGGCCTATGGCGGGTAGGCCTGGTACTGCTACCCGGTGCCGGTCAGTGGTGGTCATCGTTTCTTTCCTCTGCTCTTGTTCGCTGCCTTGTTGCGGGCTTCCCGTTGGGCGGCAACCTTACGGGCGTACGCCTCGTTGTTCTTCTGGATGTCTCGACGTTGCTGCTCGGTGGCCTTGTCAACCCGGTCCTGGGCGTTGCTCATCAGAGTTTGCCGGCGAGTCGGACCAGGAACGATGCCATCTGAGCGCGGGACACGGGTTCGTCGGGGAAGAACTGGCCTTCGTGACCGCGGATGACTCCCACCTCGGCGCAGGATTCGACGGCCTGACGGACCAGCCCATTCGACGTGACATCTGAGAATACGGGTTCGGCGTGGATCACTGCCGAGCACAGGTCGGTGTTGTACATGAACACGGCCATCTCCCATCGGGCTAACGGTGCGTCGGGGGAGTACATGCCGTCGTCGGTGCCGAACACGATCCCAGCTGTGCGGGCTTCGTTGATGTCCGCTTCGAAGATCGACTCACTGTCGTCCGAGTAGTAGTCGTTGTTGGTGGCGGGCAGGTCCAGGAGCCGGTTGAGAAACGCAGCCATCTGGCCTCGGGTCACGTCGTCGTCGGGGCAGTACAGCCACAGCCAGCAGCCTTGGGTGATGCCCATGCGGGCGATCTGCTCAATGTCGGCCTCATGGACTGAGCCGTCGTCGTCGTGGAAGCGGCCGCGGTCGTCGATGATTTGGGCGGATGCGTTGAGGGGTACGAGTAGGAGGGCGGTCAGGAGGGCGAGAGCGGTGA